AAAGAGATTTTTATATTAATAAGTATCAAAGATTTTATGAAACGATTAAAGATAAATTGTTATCTTTAGAACATGAGCATTATCAAAGATTAATTAAATTTTTAGATCAAGGATTTATTAGAGATAACCAAGAACAAATGAGACGAGATAGTGATATATTTTTTGAACAATATACTAAGCGTAGAAATAAAAAAATTAATTTTGCTAAATTTATAGGTAAAATATGATGGACGATAACAAAACAGTTTTTGTAAATGATGGAATAACGTGTCAATTTAAATGGGGCTGGAGTACAATATTTTTAAATTCAGGATCTACATCTAGTTGTCATAGATGTAAACATTATTACTTTGATGAAAATTCTATAATGAATTTTCATAATTTGGAAGGTAAGCTTGAAGATAGGAAAAAAATGTTAAACGGGGAATGGCCTGGAAATGGTTGTGAATATTGTAGGGATGTAGAAGCAGTAGGTGGTAACAGTGAAAGAGTTAAATTTTTTAAAAATAATGATTCTTTTGTACCTGTAGAATTATTTGAAAATCCATCATCATTAATTGTTAGCCCAACAATTTTAGAAGTTTATTTTAACAATTTATGTAATCAATCCTGTATATATTGTAGACCTAGATTCAGTAGCCAAATAGAGCAGGAAGTACGTTTCCATGGTCCAAGTAAATTTAATATAGATTATTCGAATATGTCTATAGATCAAAAGTCTAAGTATCCAAAATATTTAGAAAAGTTTTTTGAATATATGACTCAGTATGGAAACAACTTAAAATATTTTAAAATGTTAGGTGGGGAACCTTTATATCAAGAAGAATTTAATATGTTATTAGATTTTTTCGAAAAAAATCCTTGCCCAGAATTACAGTTTGATATTTTTACTAATTTGAATCATGACAATGATAAATTAAAAATTAAATTAGAAAAAATTCATAATCTTATTCAAGAAAATAAAATTAAAGGAATTCAATTTATTTGTAGTATTGATTGTTGGGGTCCAGATGTTGAGTATGTTAGGTATGGATTTGATATGGAAAAAGCTGAAAAAAATATGCTTATGCTACTTGAATCAAAAGATATAGCAGTTCAAGTTCATGCAACTATTTCAGCACTATCATTACCTAGTATGTATCAATTAGGTCAAAAAGTTAATGAATGGAAATTAAAAAAACCTATCTTTTTTCATTGGAACACAATTATGGCACCTTCGTGTTTTAATGTGTATCATTTTGGAAATACTCTAGTTCCCTATCTGGAAAAATTCATTGATACATTAGATAATCCTATACCAGATTATCAAAAATCGATATTAGGAGTAAGAACTAGAATGCTTAATTCATCTATAAATATAAATGAAATTAATCAATTATTTGGATTTTTAGATGAATTAGATCAACGTAGAAAATTAGATTGGAGAACTCAGTTTAATCAAATCGTGGAAACTGTTATTAGGAAATCAAGTGTATAATTTAGAAAACATAGGAAAACTTCATCTTGAATTAACATCAAGATGTAATGCTAGTTGCCCTTCTTGTAGTAGAAATTTTTCAGGAGCAGTAACTCATCCAGATTTGGAGATTACTGAATTATCCATAAATGATATTAAGAATTTTTTCCCTACTGAATTTGCAAGAAATATTATGGGTATAAATTACTGTGGAAATTTAGGTGATCCTGGTATAGCTCTGGACCTTTTACCAATACTTGAATATTTTCAAATAACAAGTAAAAGACATATTGTTCAACAAGTAAGAACTAATGGTGGTATGCGAAAGCCTACTTATTGGAAAGAAGTTGGAAATTTCTTTTTTCAAGTTCAAAAAAATAGAACTCATACACATGATCTTTGGCAACGTTCTTCTGTTGTTTTTAGTGTAGATGGATTAAAGGACACTAATCATATATATCGTAGAGGTGTACATTGGGAAAAAGTTATTGCTAATATGGAAGCATATGCTAGTACAGGCGCTACTGGTATATGGGAGTTTTTAGTTTTTGAACACAATCAACATCAGGTTTCAGAAGCAAAAAAAATAGCAGATGATTTAGGGTTTAGTTTAGTTTTAAAAAATCCTATGGGGTTCGGAGAGTATAACGGAAAGCAAATTCCTATATGGGTCTACAATAAAGATGGTGAATTCGAATATCCAATATATCCTGTAAATTTTCAAGGAGAAAGGGTAGTGAAGGAAAATGTAAAAAATATTTCGTTTAAAATTCCTATAAATCCTGAACCTCCTACTCTTAACGATTTTAGCAGTAATCTTGGAAAAACTTCCTGTATAAAATGTAGATCAGTAGATAACAGTATACAGGAAGTTTATGTATCTGCTACAGGCCATTTATTACCGTGTTGTTTTTTAGGGGGAGTATTTGGTCAATTTTATAGTACATATAGTCGATGGCAATTTAATCATAAAATCAAAGAAATGGGAATAGATAAAATTGATTTAAGAAAAAATAATATATATGAAATACTGAATAATAGCGATTTTAAAAGTTTTTTTATAGATGGTTGGAATAAGAAAAGTGTAGAAGATGGTAGACTATTATTTTGTGTAGAAATGTGTGGATCTATATCTGCTATTAATAATTTATATTATTCAAGGGATGTATAATTATGCTAATCTTTAATGCAATTAATTTAAGAAAAGAATTAATCACCATAGAGATAGAATTTAATGATCATTCATTTACTCATAAATGGAAAGATTATTATCAACGTACATTAAAACGATGTTTAAATTTAGATTGGTATTGTAATATTATGAATCGTTCTGAAAGGACTTTTACTTTAGATGAATGTATTCCTCATCTTGATAAAATTAAAAATGCTTTAGAATTTTTTGATTCATATTTAGATGATGATGTATCTAAAGAATTAGAAATAATTAATCTAGTGCTTTCAGATATAAATATTCTCCAACAACAACATCTCAATCTTTGGCATAGATCTTTTACTAGATTAGCCGTTAAATATTTTCATCCAAAATCAATAGTACCTAATGGTCTTGATAAGAAAATAGTACATTCTATTATACATGATATTAATACAAACACACACCAATTAGAAAGATATACATATGCTGATTTACCAAGAAGAAGTAGATTATTTGATAAAACACAGATTCAATACACAGCGCAATGTACTGACGGATATAATTTAAAATATATTACTAATAAGCTATGGGATGAAGGTTATATTGAGGAAATAACTCCTAGGGGATTTGATTTTAACACTTGCGAATATAATTACAGTGTTTGGTTACAAGAAGATATTCAAGGAAAAGATCAATTTAAAGCATGGCTAGATTATGATGACTTAACAGAAAATGATATTACAGGTAATCTTTTTATGACACCAAATTTAGTATTGGATCCAAATTATACTTATTCAAGGATTCTTGATAATGATGAATTTAGAAATGAATCAATCCTATCAAAAAAGACAATCGATCGTTATCCATTGGGTAATATAATTAATATTGATTCAATTGATTGGGCTAATTTACCTGGTAGCACAATTTTAGAAATAATTTTAGATTCTAAATTATTGTATAAACTACCTTAAGAGAAATTGTATGGAATTAGTTATTCATAAACATTTTACAATACAGCCAAAAGAGAGTTTTTTTTCACATTTTTATTCAGTACCTATTTGGGAAATTGAACTTCAAGGTTATGATATTAATAATTTAGAATTTGAAAGTTTGGTAAAGGATCAAAATAATTATAATACTATAAAATTTTCTGAGAAAGTTTTTAGATATTATTATGAAGGCGGGAAAGATGATGCCGTCCATATGATAAAAAGACAAAATTTTAAGGAAAAAATTATAGATACTATTAGCACTACACAGGAATTTAAAGAAAAATATGTAAAGGATATTTCAGAAATAAGAAATGATTTTATTCAATTTACAAATATAATTTTAGATTATCCTAGTTTTTATATCAATCCACATATAGATAATGTTGATATTGTAGTACAATGTATTGTTAATTTAATACAAGATAATGAAACATCCACAGAATTCTATACCAGTGATAGCAATAAGCCAGTATATCAAGCACCTAAAAAAAAGAATCATGGTGTAATGTTTTTAAATACACATGGATCAATTCATGGTATAAGGAATATTAAAGATTATAGATGGATATGGTATTCTGGCTTAAAAACAAAATTATAGATTAATTTATACTTAGATTAATTATGTACGATATAATTTTTATTTCAACTGATGAACCTAATGCCGATGAAAATTGGAGTATTTTATCTAAAAAATTTTTGTTGGCTAAAAGAATAAATGGTATTAAGGGAATTCATCAAGCACATATAGCAGCATCAAAATCCAGTTTTACTAAAATGTTTTGGGTAGTTGATGGCGATGCTCGATTGTTAGATACTTTTAATTTTGATTATCAAGTGTCAGAATATGATCAAGATTGTGTACACATTTTTCATAGTCTAAATCCGATCAATGATTTAGTATATGGATATGGTGCTGTAAAGTTGTTACCTAGAATCCTAACATCAAAGCTTAATACTGAATCACTTGATATGACATTGAGTATTAATAACAAAGTTAAAGTGATTGAACAAGTATCAAATATAACTCATTTTAATGTAGATGAGTTTAGTACTTGGCGTAGTGCTTTTCGTGAATGTGTTAAACTTACTTTGAACGTTATAAACAAAAAAGATAATGATGAAAGTCTACAGAGACTAGATGTATGGTGCCAAGTAGGATTAGAAAAACCATTTGGTGAATATTGTATCCAAGGAGCGAGAGAAGGTAAAAATTATGCCCTTGTAAATCAGAATAATATAGATAAACTGAAACTTATCAATGATTTTGATTGGCTAAAATCTAGATTTAATCATATAATAAATATCTAATATGAAAAGAATTCTCTTAAATGGATGTAGTATGGTTGCCGGTGATGAAATCGCTTGGAAGAGATTCTGTATTGAATATCAATTAGATATTGATTGGTATGCAATCCTTGATGATCGTCAATATAGTAAATATTTTCTTATGTATAAAAGAGACTTTAGACCAAAATATAATCAACAAGGTATGATGAGTCAAAAGCTTAAAACTGATGTAGTTTCTTTAGCTATGGATGGAAACAGTTGTGATAATATTGCTTTATCTACTATAAATTATTTACTATCGTTGACTAAGGAAGAAAGACAATCATATCATGTTGTTATTGGATGGACTTGTGTTACTCGAAAACTACATTATAACGGGATCGTATGGAAAAATATGCTTGTAAGTCGAAGTTTTGATAGACATAATGACAATGTAAAGAATTGGATGCGATATAATATTATTGAAACTACAACTGAAGAATGGTATATTAATTATTTGAGAAATATATTATTTCTTCAAAATTTTTTAGAATCAAATAATATTACATATACTTTTTATAGAAGTCTGCGAGATATAGAATTTTTTCATGGACCTAAGCTTAAAGATACAATTAAATTAAATAATAAAGATAATATGGGTAATATAAATTTAGATTCATTATATCTTGGTATAAACAATGATAATTGGTTAACTTTTTTTGATGAAAAAGAGAACTACCCTGCTTTTGGACGTAGTTGGACATGTTATTTGAATCATATATATAAGGTAGATACTGAGTGGAAAATTTCAGAAATCAATAATCATCCAAATGAAATAGCTACCAGTCAATTAGTTGAAATTTTATCAAATTATCTTATTTCAAAAAAACTTTTAGAACAATGATTGACTTTACAGCATTTAGTCATGGACAAATAAAAAGTAAGATATGGCTATGTGATGAAATAGAAAAGTTTTTACCTGAATCAAGTCGTATTGCTATACTAGGCGGATGGTATGGCCTAACAGGGTTTTTACTATTAACTAGAAATAATAAAAATATTGAATATATTCGATCTTATGATATAGATCCTAAAGTTGAATCAATAGCAGATAAAATTAACAATGCTTGGATATGCGATAGTTGGAAGTTTAAAGCATGGACTGATGATGTTAATAACGTAGATTTATCAGAATTTAACGTAATAATTAATACCAGTTCTGAACATATTATTGATAGATCTTGGTTTAATAAAATTACAGATCAATTAGTAGTAATTCAAAGTACAGATCAAATTCATGATGATAACGATGAACACGATTATACGTTTAGTTTAAATGAACTCAAGTCTAAATATAAAATGATTAACTTTTATGAAGGTGAGATTGGTTTTGAATATCCAGATAAAAGTTTTAATCGTTATATGTTAATCGGTCGTAAATTCTGAAGCCAAACTAAAAACTTTGGTAATAACTTCAGCACAGGCTCGTGCTACTTGTTGATGTTCTAATTGTGTACCATTAGCACTGCGTAGTTCAATAAAATGCACCCAACTACGAATTGTGCCATTCATATATAAACGACTTTCCATCAAACCTTCTGGTAATACAGCACGGGCTTGTTCTTTTGCTATGCCCTTATTGATAGCCCAAGTGTAGGCTCTTCTTGCTGCTCGTAGGACTTCTTCTTGTTGCCGAATCCACTCTTCTCTGAGTATGGACTCCTCAATACTTGTTCCAAGTTCAATACTGTTTTGTCTGTTAGTAGTGTCTTGCAAGCGGGCCTCTCTAAGTACGAACGAGAGATCTTTAGTAGGGTCAGCGTATCGCTGGGAGAACTCTTGGAAACTAAAACTTCTGTGTCGTAAGATTTGTCTGGCAATGTCTCTTGTGGTTGTGATTTCGAGACAGGCACTGACCATTTCGAGGGGACTCCAGTGTTTGTTTCGTACCAAGTATCGTATAAGTTTTTCGCTTGTTTCTGTATTGAACTGATTGCTAGGGTTGCTGACGCGGGCGCAGAAAGCAATAAGGTCCTGCGCATCCTCGATACCGTTGTGTCTAAATTCCTCAGTGGGTTGACTGTAGGAGACAAGTTTAACATTCATACTAACTTTCGATTTTTAAGAAATTTATTGGTAACTTTACTAATATCTTTTTTAATTTTTTCAGTATCTAGTTTAAAATCAATTGACTCAATATGCTGTTTATAATTACAGACTATTTCATGTATATTCCGTTCAATGCTTTGCCAATTATCATTACGAGCAGATGGCTTAATATCAATATCCCATTTACGTTTGTCTTTAAATGTGACATGTACACTACAGAGATATCTGATGGGAACTACATTTAAATCCACAGTTTCAAATATTTCAGGCCAACTTTCTATAACTTCTTTACTTAGTTTTTTTGCTGGCATTTTTCTTTGTTGGAACTAGAGCTTCTGCTTGTCTACGTAGATCAGCAGCCTGCTTACTTAATTTATCTGCTTCACCTCTTAATTTTGTAGCCTGTTGTTCAATGGTTAACGTTTCCTCTTTTACTGCTTTTACTTCTTCTTTGGGGAACTCATTTACCTGTGCGATTTCAGTTATTTCAACATCATTTTTATTTTTTTTAGTTGAATCACTTACAGCAAGATCATCAACGGCTACACCTAATTGTTGAGCAATAATAAGATTCAATTCATCTAACTTGATTCTAGTTTGAGTATTAGGAATCATTTCGATTTGATCTGTTGCTACTTTAATTAATTTACCAGTTTTGTGTAAACTAGCCAACATTACACTGCCATCTGGGAATGTATTTCTTGCTAGTACTTCTGCAAATTCGTTAGCACTTTGAGCAGAATTTGATTCTACTAAATTGATTAATGCATCATGATAGCTATCCTCAACTGCTTCAGTTGGAACGACTAAGCAATTATAAGCATCCCCTGGTAATGTTCTATAAGCAACTAGACATTTTCGTCCAGTATTAATGAATCTGCCTACGTGTTTGATATTATTCATTTTCTTGACCTTTGGTGCTTGCTGAATCTAAGAACCTAGATAATTTATTATATACACGGCCTACTGCTTCCATTTCATTGGCTTTAAAGCTACCTCTACTATTAGTAACTTCAATGATTTGACGCAGGGCGTTTAGATCGTTGATATTAAGATCATCATTATTAGTTTGAGCTACTTCAGGCTCTTTTTCTGGAATCTGTTTAACTGGCATATAAATCTCCTATACAATACATATATATCTATTAACTACGCAGATAACTAAATTTCTGAATAGCTCAATAAGAATATACTTAATTCTTTTTCGTTTTCAAATCCTACCTTTAGCATATGAACCAAAGAATTAGTTTCATCTAATTGTAATGAATTACCTAAGTAATATCTGCCATTAAGGTTGTAAAATATCCAATCATTAATCTTATTTGATTTATTGACAATAAACTTACCTAACACAGTATAATGAAAATGACGGGCCGGAAAATGCACCCGTCTAATTCCTAATAAATTTAGAGCATTTGGCTTACCATGCTTTAGAGCCATTACTGAGCAGCCTCTTCCTCATAGTAAGCGTGACTACCAAACGGAGGAATAATACTGGTACTACCGTGTATAATAAACAAGGTATCACAATAGTTCTCATCACCCCATGATCCAAAAGGATAACCATCAGTAAACATAATGAACTTTTTAGGGTTAATATCATGTTCCTTCATATAGTTATAGTTGGCTTCAAAGTCAGTGCCACCACCGCCTTTTAGTTCATAGCTCATGATATCATCATTGTAGCCATCAAAGTCTGCCTCATTGTAGACTCGAGTATCAAAACACCATACTTTGATCTTGAAGTCCTTGTATTCTTCCATAATGCCTTTGAGCTCGCTGAGGAAGTCCCTACCCATGTCATCACTAATACTACCACTCATATCCATACCAACACAGATATCAATAGTCTCATCGTTTTTAAGACCTGGGAGTATAGCACCAGTATGCCAGCCCTTACGATTGGGACGCTGGAAACTATAGTCATTCTTAATCAAACTTTGAATCTGTTGACGTAGCATTTGACGCCAGTTAATCTTGGGCTCGGTTAAGTCTTTGATTAAACGAGCCACGCTAGCCGGAGTATTACCCGCACCCGCCGCATTTGCCGCCTGGATAGCAGCCTCACGCACCTCGTCACGGATTTGCTTTAGTTCTTCCTTAGAATATTTAGGACGACTACTACCTTCGCCATCTTTATTCCAATCTACGTGTTCGTCGAGTAGTTTACCCAATGCTTCAAGTTCATCCTCATCATACTTTTCCATTAGTTCATCATAGATCTGCTCGGCGCTTTTACCATAGTGACCAGCATCGTGGAAAATAGGAATCTTAGGAGGCTGATCTCCAATACGATCACGGATTAATTGACCATTTACGCAATAGTCTGCGGCAATATTAAAGACCTTACGATTGCGGCCTTCATTACGACCCATATGATCAAATACATTATGGAGGATTTCATGAGCAACTACGAACTCTACATTTTTAGTGGTAAGTTCGTTAAAAAAGTCTCGATTATAATATAGAGCACGACCATCAGTGGCCGCAGTAGGACACCAATCACTGCCATCAATGATCTTAAGACGAGTAGCCATATTGCCAAAAAACGGATGACGTAGTAGCAAACCTACGCGGGCAATAATAATCTTGTCAATAATGGGATCTAAACTATGTTGCATCATATTCTCCTTTGTACAGTCAATATTATAACAGGGGTCTAAGCCCCTGTCAACTACTTGCGCTCAGTTGCCGCGCTAATGTACTTACCAAATTTTGCGTGGAAGTCATCGAAGCATTCAATCTCGTCCGGATCCAACGGAAGTTGATATTGGGTAAGAGCAAGTTTAGTACTCATAATAACCAACTCAGTTTCAAAATTGTCCATAATGAAAGTGAAGAAGTTATTGACCTGCTTGTTCCAAGTTTTGGCCTTCTTGTCTGCTGAATCTTTCAATTCGTAGCACAAGCTCACTGCCAAACTGTACATAGCAGAGATCTCTTTGGTCTCCATTTTCTTAACCTTACCGCTAAGGATGTCACTGGGGTCAGGCATCTTACTGGCCACTTTACGATGTGCCATAAACTTAATTGCCAAACCTTCACCAACAGCACCCGAGATAAGATCAGTCAAAGTGCTATCATCGCAGTCATCATCCTCCAAAAGTTCGCTTACAAAGGTCCAGCTACGTGGAGTAGCAAAAGCACGACTTGAACTCTTAGGATCAAAATCGTAGAGATCTTTCTTGCTAAAAGTAAGGAAGCCAACTACATCCTTATGGACACGATTTTCGGTAGCCCAAAAACTGTAGTCATCCCAATCCACTTTCATTTCCAAATGGATAAAACGATTAGCCAACGGGGCAGGCATACGATAAGTTACGCCCTTGTCTGCCTCACGATTACCAGCAGCCACAATATAAACATTGTCTGGCAGTCGATAAGTGCCTACACGACGATTCAAAATAAGTTGATAAGCCGCTGCCTGTACAGCAGGAGGAGCACTATTCATCTCATCCAAGAACAAGATGATCTTATCGTGTTGTGCTGCCATGTCATCATCGGGCAGTTCAGTAGGAGGGGCCCAAACCATTTTGTTTGAGTTGCTATCAAAATATGGGATACCCTTAATGTCAGTGGGTTCCCAAAGACTAAGACGAACGTCAATAACGTGAGCACCGAGTTCTTCACCCAGTTGTTTGACGATGTCTGACTTGCCAATACCTGGGGGGCCCCACAAGAACAAAGGGCGACGCTTGGAAAAGCCTTTGAGTATGCCTTTTTTAGCACTACGGGGGCCTACGGTACGACTAACAATCTCGGTCATTTTTGCTTCCTTATTAAAGTTGAAGTAGTGTTGCTATGTTCGTATTATTACACAGGTCCACACTTTAGTCAAGCAAGTCTTCTGCCTTTTGTTGTTTTTTGAGCGCTTTCATTAGGCCATATTTACGAATATCATCGGCAAAAAAGTGTAGCTCAAACGCCTTACGTTCACTGAAAACGATAAGACTACGTGTGGTCAAGTAGTATGGACAGTCCAAAAATTGATCAAAAAAGATAACTAACTGTGGATTGAGATCGATTTCGGCAGTGAATGGGACTTCATACTCTTTCAAATTCATATCTTCAATCAAAAAGGTATAGCCTTCTGGAGTGAGTCTCAGTCCACCTTCAGTTTTGGTACGAGTATTTTTGAACCATTTTTTATGATGAATACGCACGGTGGCTTCATCAAGACTTTTATTTTGTTCTTTGAGGAATATTTTGGTATAGGTAAGGCTATTCATCTTTTAGTGTTTGACCAGAAGTCAAAACCACTACTGAGAAGTCTCTACAATCGAATTCTATATTCAATTTTTTAGCAAGATTAATTGCGTGTCCTGGATTGCTAAAGGCAACTTTTTTATATTTTGGACCAGGGTAACTAACCATACTGCTAAAACTTTTCAAATTGAATGGTCGACCTTTATAGAATACTGCCCAGATGGCTTCTGCTTCTAAAACTTGATCAGTTTTAAAATTCTTTTTACTAGTATGTTCTAACAATACTTTTGGTTTTGGTCTGGACATATATGTACCCTAATATGTACATATATTTATCCAGATTTTTATCTAAAGCCTCCACCATCCATTTTAATTTCAATATTGTTGTCATTAGTAGTGTTTAGATTTTTTAAGACTTTTTCGTAGTCTTGATATAGTTTAGCAGTGACTTCACCTAAGGTTAAAGCTAATGTTCTAGCAGTTTTAATATCTAACACTAATGACTTTTGTTGTGTCATATCTGCAATTTTTACACTTTCAATAAACTGTTGAATAGGAAATGTATTAATATCATTTGGCATTACTCAATGCCTCCTTAGCTTCTTCCTCAGTTTTGAACGGTCCATGGTAAGGATAACGTTCAATGGTAATCAATTTGGGACAGAAACTACGAACCCAGTTCTTGGGAAACTTAATAATATAGTGTCCAGCACAGAATAAACTTTTACTTTGATTGCTTTTAGTAAACAAAGGCAAGCGTTTTCTAATATTGTACATGCTCTTATGTGGTTTCCATTTGGTAGGAAATCCATGACAATCATAACTATCGGTTTTTGATACTGTAGTTTCAATATCTTTAAGAAAAAACTCCTTACCAAATGTTTTAACTAGATCACTTCTTCGATTAAAGAACATTTCACCATGTTTAGTACTAAACATATAGTGGTTACTTTCTTTTTTGTGTAGTGTTCCTACTCTAACACCATCTTGTTCTACAATCCAAAGTACACCATCTACTATTGGTTTAGCATGAATATCCATTAAGCCTCCACTGTTTCAGGATAATTTGCTTGAAAAGCTTCACTGTATTGATGAATATTATCAGTTACCTTTTTCAAGTCATATAAATTACAAAACTTCATTAAACGTATACCAACCTGTGAGATATTTTTAGGACGACTATTCTCATTGATAGTAGCACGTATGATTTCCTTAATGTCATCGGGTTGATATGATAAGTCGATCAGTCTGCGATTACGTTCGTAGCAGTCTAATACCTTATGTTCTACACCATTATGGTCTACCCAACGCTGTAGCATCAGGTTATTCCAAGCGAATCCTTTTTTACTGCGATCATTAAATGCCTCCTCCAGTTTATTCTTACGTACTTTAGGATAGGCACTGAATACATTGTCAGTGGGATCACCACGCATACATTTTTCAAATAAGATCCATTCTGGATTTGGAACAGCCTTTTCAGTATTAGTTTTTTTATCAACAACTCTTTTGTTCTTTTTATCAAATATGCCTTCATGGGTAATGGTCTGTTCCATAATACCATTGTATTGGCGCACATTAGGAGCAATAAGTTGATAAAAGTCACTGTCTGTGCTTATGATGACATGATCATCAGCGGGATGAGTTTGAATAAAGCCAGCAATAAGATCATCAGCCTCAAGATTAGGATGTTGAAGTACTGTGGCATTGGTCTTGATAATTAGGAAATCTTTAAAAGTGTCAAAGGCTTCCCAAAAGATACGATCTTCTTCCTGCTCACGTTCACTAGCAGCCGCACGAGCCTCAGCACGATTACGCTTGTAGGGCTCATAATAGTCTTTACGCCAGCTACGACCTTCTAAACAGAAGACCAAATGACTACCATCAAAGTCATTCCAAGCTTTTTTGATACTGTTTAGTGTGATATGAA